TATAATAAGAATCCACCTGATGGACCTGTTGCTGTATGTGTTCCCAATCCTGTCTGTCCTGATGATACAGGATAAGACATTGTAAATGATTCACCAACGAATGATGAAGTTAAATCTGTTACAACAAAATTATTTGTCATTTGATTGTATATCTTATATGTCCAAACAGGTGTTGCTGTTAAAGTAGTTGTTGGGGTTAAAGTCGGAGTTCTTGTTGGTGTTTGTGTTTGTGTTGCGGTATTGCTTGGTGTTTGAGTTTGAGTCGCAGTATTAGTTGGTGTTTGTGTTTGACTTGCAGTAATACTCGGTGTAGGGGTCTGTGTTTGAGAAGCAGTAATACTTGGAGTTGGTGTAGGTGTTTGAGTTGCAGTAGGTGTAGGTGTTGGACATAATCCAATATTCACAACATCCAAAGAGAATGGACCTGATACATAAACAGGTGTTGAACGAGAACATTGATACACAGTTGAACTTGGCGGTACCGAACGAGTTACAGTTCCACCGTCAGCACATGTTGTATAACTTACAATTATTGTTCCTGAACTTGAATTATTTGTCAATTCATAATTGTTACATGCAGGTATTGTAGGTGTTGGAGTTACAGGAGGTGTTGATGTTGGTGTTGAAGTTCTTGTTGGTGAAGGAGTTTGCGTTTGAGACGCAGTAATACTTGGTGTAGGTGTCTGTGTTCTTGTAGCAGTTTGTGTTGCTGTATTTGTTGGCGTATTTGTTTGTGTTGGTGTATTGGTAGGTGTAGATGTTTGTGTTTGAGACGCAGTAATACTTGGAGTCGGAGTTTGTGTCTGACTTGCGGTGATACTTGGAGTCGGAGTTTGTGTTTGACTTGCAGTAATACTTGGAGTCGGAGTTTGTGTTTGAGTCGCAGTATTAGTAGGTGTCATTGTGTTTGTAGGCGTTGCTGTTTGAGACGCTGTAATACTCGGTGTTGGAGTTTGTGTCTGACTTGCAGTAATACTCGCTGTAGGTGTCTGAGTCTGTGTAGATGTATTAGTAGGAGTCTGTGTGCTCGTCGGTGTCTGTGTTTGAGATGCAGTTATCGAAGGTGTAGGAGTTTGTGTTTGTGTTGAAGTATTTGTTGGAGTCATTGTTTGACTTGCAGTAATACTCGGTGTAGGTGTCTGAGTCTGTGTAGATGTATTAGTAGGGGTTTGAGTTTGCGAAGCGGTGATACTCGGAGTAGGGGTTTGAGTTTGTGTTGCAGTATTTGTTGGTGTTGAAGTCTGAGTATTTGTTGGAGTCTGTGTTGGTGTATTACTTGGTGTTTGAGTGTTCGTCGGAGTATTAGTCGGTGTTGAAGTTTGAGTTGGAGTTGGGCATATAGGGTCATAAGTAACAAACACACGAAGACCGAGAGGAGTCGTAGTTTGACCACTAAAAAATTGTTGTCCTTGAACAGGATAAATTACACCACTGCCATTTGTTTGTCCTGAAAAGTTTCCATAAGCACTTCCACCGATAATTGTACTTCCTGATATTAGTGGATTTTGGAATTGTTCCATTACAGACCAACCAAAATCAGTTGACCCAGTAAATAAACGAGACCATGTATTCCAGTTACCAAAATTATTAACTTGATAGATAGGATAATTATTACCGTCAGGAGCAACACCCAAAACATAATAACCTTCAATTAAACCTGTTTGCCCAAAAGTTGTTGCACTATAATATCCGAAAGAAAATGTTGAGCCTGAAGCAGTTGTTGCTCTGACATAAATTCCAGGGTCTACTAATGTTGAATCACTACTCTCACAAACATTGAATTGTGAAATTGGTGGTGTTGGGGATGGAGTTACTGTTGGTGTTGGGGTTTGAGTAGGAGTTGTTGTTTGTGTGGAAGTATTAGTAGGCGTTTGTGTAGGGGTTGGTGTTTGTGTCGAAGTGTTAGTTGGTGTTGAGGTTTGAGTCGATGTTTGTGTTTGTGTTGGCGTTTGAGTTTGAGTTCTTGTTGGAGTTATTGTTGGTGTAGATGTAAATGTAGGACTCATCGTTAACGTGTTAGTTGGAGTCGGTGTTGTTGTAGGTGTGAGAGTAGGTGTTGGTGTTAAGAAAACACAGAATGGAGAATTACCACTAATAACATACCAATCAGTATGAAGAATATTCTGACATGTGCCAGCAGAGAACACGAAATTATTTTTTATGTAATTGAATTCCTGATAGGTCTCATTGTTTTGAATTGTAACGGTTGCAGTTTCTGTTCCATTACCAATGAATATTGTCATTACAGGATGGACATCTACGATTTGTCCATTTGCTGTTGCAGTGAATTTTAATTTACCATAGGTATCAAAATAAGTTACCCCGTCGAATGGACATTCAAATGGTTGTTGTGAAAATGTTAGACCAGAAACAATACAATAATTTGCGGGTGTTATAGTTGGAGTTGGGGTGACAGTTTGACATGCACCACTTATTACAAGTCCACATAAATCTGTGAATGGTTTTGAAGTATCCATACACACAGATTGACCAAGTGTTAATGTATAAAACGCGGGGGTTCCATCACATGTTGTGCCTGAAATATATTTTGAACCTCCTGTTGGGTCTGCGTGGACAAATAAATTACAACTCATTTATATTAAATATCTTTTTTTATCTTAACCTATGAAACATGTTGTGTATGATGAACAAGGATTTCCTTGAACCCAAATATAAGGGTCACAAGTAACTTCTATTCCACCTTGAACACAAACAGGTATTGAGTATGACCTATTTTGTGTTACACAAATACATGCTGTGAAAGTTCCATCACCATTATCCATTACAGGTAAACTTTGTATAAGTTCTGTTTCAACACTTGCAGTTCCACACAATGCGTATCTAACATATAAATCATTTGGAACTGTTGTGTAAGTCAGACAATAACATCTACAATCTGCTTCAGGTGTTGTGCTTGGTGTTGGTGTATTAGTAGGTGTTTGTGTTGGGGTTTCGGTCGGGGTTGGTGTAATTTGATTGAATATAATAAGAACACAAGGACAAACAGGAACAACAGAAGTTATTGTAAATCCTGTTATATTAGAACCTGTGTTGTAAGTATGGTTATGGTCGTTTTGAGCCATAATTGTTGTGTATGGTTGATTGATTGCCCCTCCATTAATATCGTAAGTTCCTGTTATAGTATAATCACAAACAGCGTTCGCATTTCCTGTGAAGTTAGGATTATCAAATAAAGTAAATCTTATACTATCTGTTCCTTGTATATTGCTTCTCATATACTGCGTTGTGAAAGTTCCACAAGTTGGTGTGATAGTATGTGTTGGAGTTTGTGTTGGAGTTTGTGTTGGAGTTCTTGTCGGAGTATTAGATGGAGTTTGTGTAGGTGTTGCTGGTGGTGGGTCAACACATTCTCCTGTGGTACAACTCAATGAAACAATAAACGGTTCTTGCATTCCATTGTATGAGAATATCTGAGGTACACCCATTATAAATTGAACACATCTTCTTCTAACACCATTAGTCGTAAACACTTCATTGATTAATGTTCCGAAACAATTGTTATAAGATATTGATGCAAAGAACTCCTCAGTTACACCTGTAACATTTAATTCCATACAAACAGGAGTCGTAGGACAAACTGTTAAAGTTGATGTTGGTGAAGGAGTTATTGTTGGTGTAACACTTGGTGTTGGGGTTTGTGTTGGAGTATTTGATGGTGTCTGTGTCGGACTTGGTGGAGGTGGATTAACACACTGTCCTGTATTACAATCTAAATCAACAATGAATGGTTCCTGCATTCCATTATACGAAAATACCTGAGGAACACCCATTATAAATTGAACACATCTTCTTCTAACACCATTGGTTAGGAATGTTTCAAAAATTAATTCACCATAACAGTTGTTATAACTGATTGACGCGAATGATTCTTCTGTAACACCTGTAACATTTAATTCCATACAAACAACAGGAGATGTACAACCAGTAGGTGTTGGACTCGGTGTTAATGTTGGGGTTTGTGATGGTGTTACTGATGGTGTTGGAGATGGTGGTATTGATAAACACTCTTCACAACTTGTATATGCAGACATAATCTGAATCCAATCTGTTTGTTGAACGAATGTTGGGTTAACGTTTCTAACACATTCTGTTGTTGTGAATCCTGAGTTCTGAATCTTATAAACAGTTGTTCCTGATAATAAATTTGAATCTTCTGACCTGAATGTATATGTGCTTGCAGAGTTCGTACAAGATAAACCTGTATACCAGAATTGATTTGTCGTACATGCTGATTGTTGAACTATTGTAAAAGATGTTCTACCTGAACAACCACAATCAGGATATACCCCAACTAAGTTCGGAGTGTAACCAGAAGATAACCAATAGTGTTCGTATGTCTTTAACGGGTCGAATGTATCAAGGGTTACTTGATAACATCCTAAATAATTTAAGTCATCTGAGTATAATGTAACATAGTTTCCTATGTAGGCGTATAAGTTAAACATCAAATCAGAATTAGAATGTCTTGTAGTTCCTGTTCCACAAGGTAATAACTCATAATAAAGTTTTCTGTGTGGGGTATATTCTTTTGTAAGTTTAACAAATTCAACATCACATAATGTTGGTTCGAGAGCATTGAAGTTTGTTATCTTATTAATTCTGAATGGTGTATTACCAATAACAATTTTTTCATTCCAATTTAATTGTTGTATGTCTTGTGGGAATAGGTAAACCTTTGCTGCGTAGATTTTGTTTTCTTCACTTGTAATATCTTCAACATAAGGTTGGTAATATATGTTGTATAAATCTTCTGAATCAAATACGTATTCCTGTGGGGTAATATTTGACTGGTCCTCACCTCTATAATTTATGTAGTGTGAGAAGTTGTTGTAATTGAATGGATATGTTGTGAACCTATTAATGTTTTGGAATCTGTCTTGAGCACCTCCGTTAATATACCATTGTTGATATTGTGATTGATTTACAATACTCGTACAAGCAACACCTGATGTAGTTGTTGTGAAATTTGCGAGATTAGGTAATGGTGTCCCAACTCTAACTGATGTAGGATTTATACAAGCACCTGCAGCAACAGATTGTGACCCTAAGTTTACAAATTGATATGATGTGTTCCCATTACAATCTTCATACTTTATCCAACCTGCTGTGGTAACATTAATTGTATAACCACTGTTACAATTTGTTATTGCTGTTGTTGTAGAAATATTTGGTAAGAATCCATAGTTATCATTCGGTAATGTAAGACCTCTAAAAACGACTTTGGGTAATATCTTGAAGGGAACAAAGGTTTGTTGTGTAATCCCTGAAATATCAATCTGTTTTAACTTTGACATTGAGTTCAAAGTTAACAGAGATACAACTGAGTTGTCTATTGTGATATCAATCGGAGATGAGAATATAAAATCAAACTTTGTTGTTGTGTCTTTATATTGTAGACCTAATTGGAATTTGTCTGTTCCAAATATTCTGTTTGTCTGTCCCTTGAAATCTTGGTTGGCATAATCTTGGTCTAACTTGAATTCATACTCCAATGTTCCATTTAATAATGTTGATGTTGGATATAAGTTTTGAGTTTGATTGTAATCTACTTTTGTTGTCCAATCTAATATTTTACCTGTCCCGATGTAGTCTACAATAGGTTCGATAACTAAATTATTTGGTTTGTCGGGATTCGGTACGACAATAAGATTAAACATCTTGTTAATTGATGTGATGAAATCTAATTGTTTGTAATCATTCGGTGGGAATTCAATACTATAATCGATGGTTGCCCCGTTCGGAATAAATCTTGGACTATTGACGATTGATTGTGTATAACTCAACACATCAATTCCAACACCTGAGAAGAAGAAATTTAGGTTAGTGTTTCCTGTAACATTAATCCTTTGAACGAATGAAACTTGTTGTCCAACTGTATCACAATAAATTGTTTGATATAATTCCTGTGTGCTTACACCATCATTTACATTAAATGAAATGAAGTTGTCAGAAGGACCAGCACAAGGACTCATAGGTTGAATTATGAAGTTAAAATTGAATGTGTAGATACCAGTGTTTCCTGATGGAATATTGATAGTTGTATTGGTTGCCTGCCATCCTAATGTATTACATTCTACATTTACTGATGGGTCGGTAGATACATTACCAAAAGTTGAAACATCCAAATATTCATTACTGAATGTATAACACGCAGGGATTGCGTTTCTTGAATAAACTGTTTCATCCACGAACTTTAATGGGAGATAAAATCTCTTGAAATAGGCTGTGTCAAAGAAATTTGATTGTATTTGATAACCTGCTTGGTTAACAATCTGTTGGTATAATTCTCTAATCTGTATAGATGGTTTGAAATAGTAATCACGAACAGGTGTTCCTGAAAAATCAAAGTTACCACGAACAGGATTATAAGTTGTTGCTGAAAGGACTGGTGAGAACTGAACGAGTGGTGTAATGTCTGATTGAACCTCTGTTGTATTTGTTCCTGAATACTGATAACCGATATTGTATAACCCCCACATCGTTCTACCATCTTGATAAGAATAGTTTGTTGAACCAGTCAATGGAAATAAGTTGGGGTCAACTTGTGATTGTAATACAACATCAATAGAATAAGGATGTGATAAACAAGATAGGTCCAAATCGAATAAGAACTTGTCACCAATGTTTGCCATCAAGTCACCTACCTGATTGTAGAATGTAACCTGATAAATAATCTCACCATTGTTAAGTGTAACACCGTTCAACCTGATGTAACCTTGCATAATCTCATAACCATCCCATAACAAAGTTGCTTCGAACTTATTGTTGGGGTCAAAGGTTGTTGGGATTGCATTTAATTCATAGAAGAAGTTAAACACAAGGTTGTTCTTCTTTGAACCAGGTAATGAGAACGCCTTAGAAAAGTTTGAGTTCTTCTTTGTGATGTCTTGTAATTCTGCGAATGACAATGATAACAATACAGGTTCGTTCTTGTATAAATCAAGAAAGATAATTTCGTTGTTGACGATGGTTCTTATTCTTAGCATATTAGAATGGTAAATAATATTGTCTGTAAGGAACTTGTTTCAATTCTATTGTGTATTGAAATATTCTCACATACTTTTGGATGAATTGCCTAACTTCTTTATTTTCAACGGTGCAAGGTATAAGGTATGGGTAAATGAATGGTTCGTTATTTTCAGGTAACCAATTGTTCATCATCATGTAAACATAAGGGGACATCAACAATTCCTCAATAACTTGAACATCATTTTGTTGAACAAATCCTGAATCTACTGTAACCATTTCTTCTGCCTCACCATAGAATGTTTGTTCGCCTTGGTCATATGATTGTCTGTTCCACCATTGTGTGTTAAGTGATTTCTGACTTGAATAAGTTTTCTTATTTACGTTATATGTCTTTGTGTATTTCTTTGTGAATGTATATGTGTCCCAAACTCCCTGTCTATTAAGGAATAGGAATGATACAGGGTCATTAAAACATTCTTCCCCAACCATTTTATACTGAACGATTTGTGATACACCATTTGTGTCATAGTCAATCGAACCACAGTTGTCAGTTAAATAAATTGCAACATCACTATCAGTTCTAACTGTGGGGTTTTGTTTGAATACAGCATACGCAATTCTTTGTTGTAAGTAAGAATTGAGTGAACCTCTTGCAGTAAAATCTATTGCTTGAGTTTGAACTGTGTCATAATTGTATTGACCATTACCTTGTGACTTTTGTAAAAAGTTAACACCCTTTACAACATTCGAGTTATCATACAATGGATTCTTTCCATACATGAAAGGTAACATAATAGGACACTTGTAATAGTGTGTTCTGTATCTTGTTTGATAAACTTGTGAACCAAACATTGTCATAGGTATTGTTTCGTTACCAAATGTTCCCATGAATAAACCTGGTTGTGATTGTGACATCTGATATCCGTATACCTGTGTATTAAGATAGTTGTATTGACCATTCAAGTTATTACCTGAATAATAAAATTTGTTTGATAAGAATTTGTTTTCTTGAACACCAGGATAAATCATCACACCATAAGGTTGATTACATGCACTTAATAAAGATAATGAACCACCTGTATAACCTGTGTAACAACTATAATTTGTTGGGATAATAACCTCTGTAACAGATGTCGCAGATATACAAGTTGATGAAGTCCCCGTAGTGGTGTATTGCACCCCGAAAATACAACGATATTCGTTAATGTGATATATGTTATCAAAACCTTCGTAACCCCCGTTAAATCCGTTCGAAAATGTGATTGTTGAGAGTCTATCATTATTCACTGTTGCTTGGTTGGTGTTTAATAATACCTCTGTTGTTTGAGAGTTTGCTGCAAGAACTTGATAAGGGTCCGTTGTTGCTGTTCCTGATGTGGAACCAGGATTCATGTTTAAGTTTCTTGGATTGGCTTCAACTAAGTTATAGATGATAGTTTCCACATTGAAGATACAGTTACCAAACTCATTTGGTGGGACAAGTAGTCTTGCAATCTTTCCTGATGTTTGTGTCGAACCTGAATCGTTTAAGTATGGATTAGAATAGATGTCAACCACCAATCTAATATCTGTGTATGCACTGAAATCATTCATAACCACATTCCATGTGTGGTCTGAGTGAGTTGGGGTTACTTCCAACGGCATCTGTCTAATTGTTAATTCTAAACTCATATTGTAATTTCTTTGGTTATTGTTTGTTCAAGGAATACATTAATGTCATCCGCTAACGCTTCAAATAATTCAACTCCTGCCGCTTGTAATTCAGGTGGAAGGTTATTTGGAAAATCATTGAAGTAATCCTCAATACCATCGAGTCCTTTATCATAAATATTCGCAGGCTTGATACCATACTTATAAATGTTTTTCTGTATTGCGAATGCCATTTGTAGATTGGAACCTTTTGCGAATCTACCTTTCTCATTTCTAAATCTTACACCTCTAATCTTAATCCATTCTAACAAGACTTTAATCGGAACTCTCTTTTTTTCAGGTCTTCTACCTTCGTTTACATACTTGAAATAATCTGCATATTCTAACTGAGCAACAGGACCATCAGGAGTTTGTACAACTGAGCCTTGTATTGAATTGTATAATTGACCTGTAGCAATCTTATTACCTTTACCTCTCGTAGTTCCACCACCATTATAACCTGGTGCATAAGGATACTCTTTCGTTGCGATTTGTTTCTTAATCTGTTCAACGAACTTGTCGACTAATAATTGGAGTGCCTCTTCTGTGAGTTCGAACATATTATTTGATTGTGTTTACAACAAATCCATAAGGTGTATTAAATGTTACTGTAGATGAAAATGTTCTTACATCTGATGTTGAATAACTTGTTTGGAAATTTGTTAATCCTGAATATACAATAGAAGCCTGACCCGCTGGTGATTTATATGGAGAACTTATCGAAGTTCCTGCTGATGTTAACTGATAACCCGATTTCAATCCAATGTATTGTGCAAAAAATGAGTTGAATACTGCACCACCATATCTCACAGTTGGTGTCACACCACTATTACCTATTCTCATCATAAAAAAATAAACGCCAGGTCCATATGCACTGAATGATAATGTTGATGGTAATGTTGTTGTCCTAATACCTGTTGCGTTTGATATTAAAGTTGTTCCTGATTGTATAAGTTGGGAAGGTGCTAATCCAACACCATCCACAAATTGTGTTGTGTAAAATCCAACCGTCACTACATCACTTGTTGATGTTGCGGTTAATACGCTATAGGTAATCGCAGAATAATCATAAGTTCCATTATCATAAAATGGAATTGCTATCATAACATTCTGTGATGATGCGACAGGTGCAACTGCTGTGGTTGAAAAACCTAATCCATAGTAATCACCTTTATAATCTTGCATACCCAAAACATTGGGTGCTGTTAAGAAATTAGTTCCTATTCTTAGACCAGTGTTATTACCCAATCCATCTTGAATTTGTTGTGGGGTTGATGTGATACCTGTTGTTGCTGTTGCCAAGTTTAATAAACCTGGATATGTATCCTGTATCGCTTGTCCTGTTAAGTTTGACATAAGTTATTTTTTAATAAGTGTTTCGTCCCAATGTTGTTTGGAATGAATTTATAATTGTTGATAATGTTGATATTTGACTCGCTGTTAAACCTTTTCCTATAAATGCAAAGTTCAATGTTTGGTTAGCATATCCATTAGAATAAGGAACACCTTCAAAATTCATAGTCCATAAGAAAATATTAAGACCAGTAACAGATTCTGTATAACTATTCGTTGCAGTTAAAATTGGTGTTGTGTTACCATTTCTAAACAGAGAACTTGATGTGCTACCTGTTCTTGTTAAAGCATAGAACCCTGTAACATTACCACCATTCGATGCTGTTGTTGCGGCTCCATTTTGTCCCGACCTCATGAAATATAATGAAGGATTAAGGTTAGTTGCTATTTGTAAACTTGGAAGATTACCTGTGGTAGAAAACGCACCCATTATTACTTCTTCAGTTTTTGATGGGGTATTATTACTAAACTGATATAATCCCATCGAGTAATCATTTTGTATCGTTAATGTGTTTAGGTAGTTTGTATTCGCATAACTACTTGTTCCATTACCTGTTGCACCTGATGCTGAATAACTAAATCCACCACCACTATAACGTAAGTCATAAGTAGTTCCTGATGTTCTTTTTCCATTCAGTGCTGTTGATGCTGCAACCCCTCCTAACATCGGATAGAACACATCTAACAAATCGTATAACCCATTAGATACTAATGATGTAAACAATGTTCTTGTAGCCGCAGATACTGTCGGAGTGATACCTGTTCCACCAGCAGCCAATACTGATGCTAAGTATGTTTCTGCTTCAGTTGTTCCTGATACAAATGTCGGTGTTGGACTTGGTGTTAATGTTGCAGTTGCAGTCATTGTCGGAGTTGGTAATGGTCCACAAACATTCCATAAGTTTGAGTTGTTCTCCCATAGAGAAGTTGTGAAATTCCATACACAATTTGCTGGTGTATTAGTTGGTGTTAGTGTTGGAGTAGATGTGTTAGTTGGTGTGTTCGTATTCGTTGGTGTCATTGTTTGAGTAACACTTGGAGTTGGTTCAGGTGTAACACTTGGTGTTGATGTTACAGTTGGAGTATTCGTCGGAGTCTCAGTTATTGTCTGCGTCGGAGTCATACTCGTTGTAACACTTGGCGTAGGTGTGTTAGTTGCTGTTTGAGTAACAGTCGGAGTCTGTGTATTAGTTGGAGTAATGGATGGTGTTGGAGTTGGTTCAGGTGTAACACTTGGTGTTGGTGTGTTTGTTGCTGTTGGTGTTGGACTTGGTGTAACGAATGTATCGAAGAACGCAGCATCACATCTGTTAAGAGATGTCATTACTTGTATGTTCAAAGTTGCTGTCCATCCCCCCAATAAATCTTCATACTGTTCTATAAATGGAACACATGTGATTGGATTGTCTAAGTAATATTCATTGTTGAAATTACCGAGTGCTTGTGTCACTGATAATCTAAATTGAGAAATGATATCATCCATAATCTGGTTTGTATCACTCAACACGTCTGTTTGATTGGCTAAATCCCTTTGAATAATATCTGCAACAATGATGTCGAACTTGTATTCCATGAAGTTAAACTTCTGAACTACATCATTCGGTACGACATACATCAAGGGATAATAAGGTGATTGGAATTCTGTGTTGTCTTCTTTGTCTCTTAATTGATTGGTGTATTGGAAGTCCCCAACTGAACCAAAACCAAATGAATTGATTTGTTTGTGATGGTCTGCTAACATCTTGAAGTCTTCATAGAATGTTTTCAAGTTGATACCGTTCACGTGTTGTATTGGAGTTCCTGTGAAAGTTTCATACGCTGCTGCACATCTATTGAGTGGGGTCATTGTTTTGATTCTTATAACCCCATTCCAACCATTCAAGTAATCATCCTCTTGTCCTAAAAATGGTGTGCAGTTAACTTCATCATCAACAAAGTAATCGTTATAATAGTTACCAAATCTTGCACTAACAGATAATCTCCATTGTGATATAACGTCCTGTAAGATTTGTAATGTGTCTGATGTAATATCTACTTGGTTTGCAAGTGTTCTTTCTAATACATCTGCAACGATTGTATTAAACTCCCATGTCTTATATTCTAAATCGTTATCAATCTTTGATGGAACAACATATAGTAATGGGTAGTATGGTGCTTGGAATTCTGTGTTCTCTTCTTTATCTCTTGTCTGTGTCCAATAAGATAACTGGTCTGAGTTCCCCAAACCAAATGAATTAATTTGTTTGTGTGAGTCAGCAAGTTTTTGATAGTCTTGGGCAATCTTCTTAAAATTTATTCCACTCATCTATTATTTCTTTGTTGTTCTTTCATTATTTTTTCTTTCTCATTATTGAGGTCAGTGAGATAAGACAGATGATTAAGGGCAGAAGTAAGACCCAAAGAAGTGACAAAGTTAATCTGCCAAACTTTGTCTTCTGCAAGAAACGAGATAATTTGGTAGTAGCCCCAAAACTTTGAAAAGTTATTCTCAGTCTCATTATCTGAAACATCAATGGACTCTTGGAAGAGAGTTCCATAATTTCGTACAACCCCATCTCTAAATTTAATAAAAAAAAAAGTGCTCCCTCAACAATGTGAGACGGAGCATCCAACATCTTGTCAATTCTTACTTTGAAATTAGACTCAGAATATTTTGTTCCTTCTTCACAATACATATACGCCATTAACTCATTGAGGTTTGCAATTCTATATGATTCATCTTTTCTAAGGAATGTATCAATGTCCACGAACTGACCAAATGACATGGTGTTAACATCCATAAACTTATATGTGATTCCGTTCAACTCAAATGATTGAGTTAACTTCTTGGATTCTTTGTTGTAGTGTGCAAATAATATTGACCCAATCTTTTGAATCGTAGTTGCATCTAACTCCATTATCTCTTCGTTTGACATACCTGTCACCTTCTCAATCAATCTAATATTCAACTCATCTTCATTTAAGATGTCCTTAAATTTCATTACATCACAGAACTCTCTGATGGTGGGTTCACTTACTTCGAACTTCTTTGATTTACTTGTAATAGTCATACTCAATTATAAATATCTTTTATTTTATCAACTCACTTTAATAGACATAGACACCAGTGTTTCTCATAACCTTCATTTGAAGAATATATCTAATAGGGTCAATGATGTGGTTATTTTTATCTTCTGGTTCATCCAAATTGTTTCCGTTCTTATCGTTTTTCCACACATAAGAATTTAATTCATTGATAAGGTTTTGTGAATTAGAATGAACAAAGAAGTTGGACCTCTTGATTTGGTCTATACCTGACAGGATGGTGTCCTTCTTTACTGGCTTTGCATTAATACCGTTTCTTGACAGTTCAGCGATGGCTTGAGGGTTACTACTGTCACAAATAAAATCGTCGGTTAAATTGATTCCTAAGTCCTTTATCTTGTAAATAAAATCAGGTATGGTAACATTCCTGAGGTATAATAATTCCTCACAGTAAATGTTATCATTATGTTTGTATACTCTGACTAATGTGCATGGGTCTGACCATCCCCAATCGACCCCTAATCCTAATAGTTTTGCTTCTTTTGGTAACTCATCATAATATTGTTGATGTGAGAATACAACTCTCGTTGGAATACCTTTCTGTCCTAATCCAAATACTCTCCATAGATTAGGGTCTCTGTGTTGTAACTTTTCAATTTCTTCTACTTGTTGTTGGGGTAGGAATACGTTGTCTTTGTATGTTGTGATGGTGTAAAATGTATCTTCTTGTTGTTCCATATCATACAACCAAGATTGCCAAAGTGATGGGTTAAAATCTAATATCATTCTTTCACTTGTACGAAGTGATAACTGAATGTATTCATCGTAAGTTATTTCTGTTGCTTCATTGATAAAACAAATATCTCTTTTACGACCTCTGATTTTTTCTTCGGTATCGAGACTGAAAAACTCTATGATGTTACTACCTATCTCAACATACCCATCAACTGAATGCCATTTGTTTGAATCGTATAAATTTAATTTGAGTAATATTTCTTTAAGGTCTCGCAACACCGAGCCTTTCAAACTCGGTAATGTTTTACGGACAATAGAATAAACTTTATCTTCTTGATTGAGAATGTTTATTACCATCCATAAAACTATGTTATAAGTTTTCCCCGCACGAGAAGACCCCTGAAACACATAGTTTCTATAATTGGGGTTTAATAAATCCTGAAATACTTTTGTGGTCTGTAACTTAATACTCAATTATCTTATCTCTTTTAGACAGATTATCTTCCCACCAAAGGGGTTGAAGATTTGTATAATGGCATAAGGGTTCCATTTCTTCAATACTTTTAGCAGATGATAAAGGTTTAATGTGGTCCAAATGCCACCCGAATTGAGACCAATTATCCCAAGTCATTCCAAATTGGAATTGGGTTTCAATATGATTCTTTAACTCTTCAATAGAACATCCGACTAATTTTGTTGTAGCAGTAGTTTTTGGATTTGATTTCAACATCTTTTTAACTCTTGACCTCAAGGCATTCTTTAATCGTATTTCTAATTTTTGACTGTATTTTTTTCTATACTCTACATTCTTTGGATTACTCCAATTTCTTTTTTTGGATTCAATCGCAGTTTGTTTCCTCTTATTAGGATTTTCTAAAAGATATTTTTGTTTCTGTTCCGCAACATAATCTCTCTTGTTTTGATTTTTATATCTACAAGTATCGCTACAAAATCTTTGAACATGACTAAATTGTCCTGTATGTTGATTACCACATTCGTTACAAATAATTGTTCGTGTTGGATAAGAATATTTTTTCATATAACAAAGATACAAAATTATTTAATATCAAAACTTATTTGTTCAGATTGAGTTTGACCTGATTTTTGTTTCTTCCACTCTTCATGTTTCTCATAAGCGAGGTTAACTTGTTTCTGCCATAGACCTTTCATTTCTTCGTTTCTCTTGGCTATTCTTTTACGGTGTGCTTTTGCACCACCTCTCTTTTGACTTTTACCCATTTCGTTTTGCGTTTTGTCTATGATATGTTGATTTGGAATTGTGTTTGTTGAAGTTCTTATTTGCTTTCCCACCTTTACGTTTTCCAAATGTGGTTTTTCTACTGTCCGTCTTTATCTTCGCCATCTCTCTTTGATGTTATGATTTCAATTTGTATTGAAGGTTTATTGTTTATCTTCTCACCATCGGTTGTTATATCCAATGATTCTTTAACTTTACCGTATCCTCTGTCCAATAACAATTGAGATGCTTTAACATTCCCCGCCTTTGCTTGTCTCTTTAACGCTTCGAGTATCTGTTCTGCTTCACTCTTTCCCTCCTCGTTTTGAGCACCTAATACCTTTGTGAGTATTTCCTTCAGGTCTGGCATTTTAGGTCTTCCTGGTCCTCCTTTGTGTCCTTTCTTGAAGGGAATAAGACCACTTGTGTTCCTATTACTCTTCTTTGGTTTTTCTTCTTCTGAACTCATTTTGTTCTCATTTTTATTTTAACCTTACCAACAATTCTTCTACTTGATTTTTTGCTCTTGATAAACATATCTGGTCACAGTAACTTGGTATTATATCTCCATAATGTTTGAACATAAAATCTGCCATGAATTGTCTTTCAGTTTCCCTTTTATTCGTTGAACTAATGTAGTCTTTGATTCTTAATAGTTCTTCTATTGTATAATCAGTTGGTTGTTGTACCGCTTGAACCTGTATTGGTGTTACCCCCTTTGGAACCACCTGTTGTTGTGGTTGTTGTTTACATCCGCATCCCATCTCTTAATTGTTTTAATTGTCTTCGAACTTTATTGATATCCCTTGAAACACTATTGATTGGAATTGTTGTTCTCTTTGATAATTTAGTTACTGAACATCCTTCTTCAATGTATAATTCAAATAGTCTACCGTAATACCAGTCTATTGATTTTAATTGTTCGTACACCCATTCCAAATTGAATTCATCCTCTTCATATACTACATCAGGAATTTCTGTTTCGACCACATCACTAAATTGGTATCTTCTATAAGTATAATGATATCGACTACTTTTTGAATGGTATTGGTTTCTTACAATCTTTGTAAAAAAATATAGTTTCTCTTTATCTGCTATCTGATGAACCCTTTTGTTCTTAATGAATTGTTCAACGCACAAATGTAACAAGTCATCAACCTCTTCTGGTGTTGAGAACTTGCTACATATATTTTTTAATTCGTTGTAATTGTTGGATAACCAATCGTTCAAAACTTATTTGATATTTGGATTTATCCTTGTTTGGTTCCTGAATGGAATCTTCTGTTGTAGTATTTGTTTTCGTCATAGAACTCGTGTTGTGCTCCTACATAACGGTTCTTGATTAGATACTGAATTTTATCTCTAACAGAATTGATTGATACATGATTACCTAATAGGTTCCAGATTTGGGCTGTAGTGATACTTGATACTTTCTTGTCACTTCTGTTAATGTCATCATTGATGATGTCGTAGATTCTTTTTGTTGTTTCGTTTTTGATTTTCATATTTTATAATTATTTACTTACTTCCCATAAGGATAGTTATCTAACTATAAAATTCAATAGTTTTTTGAATAATTCTTTGAATCATATCTGCTCTTTCATATTCTTGGTCCTCTTCTGATTCTAGTCTTCTGTCATCGAGTTGAGAAATATGATAAGGTAGATTATCTAAATTCTTAAATCCTTTATGTATTTGTTGAACTACTAATCTAGCAAGTTCTTCTTTATCTTCATCTGGCAATTTCCAATAATCTTCTAATTCAATGTCATATTTTGAATCTAACAATAAATCTACTTTATATTCTTCAATTCCTTTTTTCATTTATAATAAATATTGCGATTTATTTTTTAAGTAATTTTTCTAATTCCAACTCCGCTAATCGTTGTGCTTCTATTGAAAACATATCAATATCAAAATTTTCTATACTAGTTTTAGAACTAGTATCTAGTATATTATTTTGTATATTATTACTTTGTAAATTATTACTTTGTACATTATTACTTTGTATACACACTGAGTTTCGGGTAGCCTGATTTTCAGTAAACCCGACGTTCAGTAAGTCCAAGATTGGTTCTTCATATACAATGTGATTGTAACCTTTGATTAGATTGGAAGTTGTGTCAATCATTTTAACTGAAACAATATATCCCAACTTAACAAGGTTAGTCCATGATTTATTGAATCTATCTCTTCCAATGTTCATGTCTTTCCATATCTCAGTTTTGTATACCACCCAATCTTCTGGTAGTGATAATAAATGCACCAAGATTGATTTCTCTTCCGATGTTAAAATCTTAGATTGTAAGATGTCATTTGATATTGGAGTGTATTTGCTTTTCCCATTTTTTTTACTCCTAACTATTTGTCCTGTATTTTTCATAGACATAAATATACCTTAAGTAGATTTTAATATCAATAGATGTATTTATTGTTATGAAAAAGATTTGTAACAACTGTATGATTGAAAAGGATATAACTTCCTTCTATAAGAAAAAGAATGCAAAGGATGGACTACAATCTGTCTGTAAAATTTGTGGTTATGCAATACAAAAAGAATATCAACAAATAAAAAAACTTGAAGAACCAAATCAGAGAAAAGTTAAAAGGGATTCTAAGTTCCTGAGTCTTGCAGGTATAAGAAAGGAAGACTATTGTAATACTTATTTATTGTTGTCAAAAATTGGATATAATCCTGAATTTGATATTCACCCTCAGTTTATGGAAAGATGGTCTCTAAACGTCTCTAAATCCCCAAGAAAGGGTAGTCCTAACCATTTCACCTATAAGGATTGTCAGAAATAAAAAAACCCCACCCATTACAGGTGAGGTTCTTTGTTATTAACACACTACAGATTAATAAGTTCCACTTACTGAGGCAATTACATATGCTCCTGAACTTGTTTGTGTTGAGATTACTCTACCATTTTTGATGATTGATACTGTTACTGAACCAGAACCTTTATTGTTCTGAGCAGATACATACAAAAATCTTGCTCCTGATTGTTTCCATTTATAAGACCAACCGTTACCCACATTGGAATACTGAGCAGTACCACTCGGAGCACCTTCGATAGTTACACTATAAGAACCTGATGTTCCATTCACTGTGTAAGAATAATCTGAGTTACCAAGATACAAAGCAGAGTCTTTAGAACAAGACTGTAATAACATTGCAATTGAGGTGATTGCGACCATAAGCATTTTTTTCATAGTGTGTGTTTTTTACAAAGTTACTGAATTTTCTAATTCCAACATCAAATCTTGAATTTTTATTTTTACAACAGATTCGATGATTGAGGTATAAAGAGTTGCTTCACTTGAATTCAAACCGTGAAGAATTGTATTCATACCATAGTGTTCATTACAAGAATCGTATTCATCAAATATTTTTTCTACAATTTCGTCCATACAATCTTCTGTAAGGAAATCACCATAATCGTGGCATAATGATTCTGTAATTGAAACGATGTCTTCGAGTGTAAGTTGTTTGATGTTCATAGTGTGTTTATTTTTTACAAAGTTACTGATTATAGTGATACGAATTCATATTCGTAAGAAATTATTCTGAGGTCAGTACGATTCTCTGATTCATTACAATCATCGTCCTGTTGTTGAAGTTGTTCTTCAATATCACATTCTTCCTCGTTATCGAAAGGACCAACTTCAAACCATTCATTTACATAGGTGGGGTCATTCCACTTGATGTCATAAACTCTAAGATACTTTTCCATAGTGTGTGTTTTTTAATTGTGAGAAACGAAGGTAGTGATTAGTTTACAATATCCAAAATATAATCACGAAAATATTTACAAAATTGTTTTGATGCCGCAACATAGTCAGAATCCACAGAAGCATACCAATTTATAACTTTGAATTCTTCTGTGATTAACAACATCAGTTTATGAAGTTTGTCGATAGTCAAACTATTAGATTCATCAACAGTTAAAAATTCCATTACAATATAGTCCAAAACAATTCTTTGTTGTGGAGTCAAAGTCAATTCAAGTTCTTGAGTAGTCATAGTGTTATTTTTTATTAACGAAGTTTGATAATAGGGTTGTTTCATTAAACTCATCAACTATTTGTTGAATCACTTGAATTCTTGTTTCTTCAGGTAATTGACAGATGTAGTCAATTAATGGTCTTAATATTTTTTCCATCATGTGTTTTTTTTACGAAGTTATATTAATCTTGTGATTCTACAAAATTTAATTTTGTATCCACAATTTTTGTGTAGGTATACCATTCAGTTAAAAATTCAACAGTATCCATCTCTGATAGATGTAATGCTTCAGAAGTTTTTTGTAAGTCGACACCTAATTCAATCAAGTGCAGTAATCTCAAATATTGAACATTAGTTAATTCCATAGTGTGTTTTTTTATTTTTACAAAGATAGGGAAATATTATATTGCCATAAAATATTTTGTTGAGAATTTTATTCCTTCTTGATAATCATAGAATAATTCACGGAGGGCTGACATAGCATCACCATAACCCAAATTGTTCTTTTTAAGATTATTCCAAACCTTTTTTTGAAATCTTGTGGTTAAAACTTTATTTTGGAATTCATTAAAAATTCCGTAATTCATACATCTTTGAACTGTATCCTCTTGTTGTAATGTTGTAAATGAATCACATTCCCAATTCTTTTGATTGTGAAAAACTCGGAAAATACATTCGTCAATCATTGTTTGTGCTTTTGGTGTTCTGTTGAATTTTAACATAGTGTTTAATTTTTACGAAGTTACTTAATTATATTTTACCAGCCAAAACTTCTATCCAAATTGTTATTCCACCTGTATTGTTGGTGAATACATTTGTGATATACTCTTTTAACAATTCTGCGTGGTGTGGTTCACCATTAAATGTTGTGATGGTCGTACCATCTTCTCTCTTCATTTGAACAAGGATAAAATTCTTCTTTTTCATATCGTTTGTGTTTTGTTACACAAAGATAAGGGATTGTATTTTACTGGCAAAATAAAAGTTATCCACATAAAAAAGAACCCCCATCGTAGAGAACGACAGGGGTGGGTAGGAAATAATGGCATATAAAAACCTACCACTTTATGCAAGACATAATTTTATTCGAACTTTTTATTGATGAAATTATCTATTGAGTCCAATCTGTCCCCAATTTCTTTACTATAACCATTGATACAATAGTCAACTAATACATTTGTTATCGCAACCAATTCTTTTAACTTAAATGGTTGATTAATTTGTTTACTATACTCCTGTGTAAACTTCAGCATACTCTGTGATACTATCACTTTTTCTTTGTCTTGTGCCATTGTGTTTTATTTTATATCTGATAATAATTCTTCGTATGCTAATTTTTCAGCCTCTTTCTGTGCTAACCATAACTGATAATCCATTTCTAAATCATCAGGATATTGTGTTTCATCTAATTCTAATTCAAAGATGTTGTCTAATAATTGTTTCATTTGTCCCATATTTATTTCTTTTTATAAAATGTAAGACATAAGGGGGATAAGGTCAATAGTATAAGCAAAAAAAAGTTTGATTTTTTAGGTCAAACTTTCTTAACTAAATAAAATCGGGACAGGTGGTAAAAATAAATGGTATAGATGGGATGCATAAAACTGCAAAAAACCGACCTGTCCCACTATTAAATATAACAATTGATAGTATCTTGGTAAAGATTATTTCGTTATTGGACCACCGACAACCCATGCGTCACAGGTACGACTGGCTGCACATTTGAAGTCATACGCCTCACAATATCCTAAATCACCTGCGTTAATTGAATCATACGGGTCATTACCTACATCACCTAATCCCTGAGCGATACAGTCTAAAATTTCTTTTGTTTGGATGAAGAACGAACAGTTTGCACAGAGTGCTTTCTTTGCTTCATCAGGTGTGGTATTAAATTTATCTGCTTTTTTTTTCCAATAATCTTCGTTTGGAAGATTAGGGTCTAATGGACCATAGTTTGCTTGGTCGATACACTTTTGTCTGTTCTCAATATTCAATGGAATATCAAGAGTTGCTGGTGGACACTCAGACATCGCAACAGCAACAGGTGCTCCAACAACATTAGGATTACTTCCTCCTGTCGGTTGAACTACAACAGATGCTGAACATCTTTTTCTCGCCTCTTCTCTTGTTAAAGATGAATCTTCTCTCATTCTCTTGGCAATACAATCACCAATGTTTGTGTCTATGTTTTCCATCGCAACAGGTTCAACAATTAGTTCAGACATACACATTGAATACGCTTCTTTGTAATCTTTCCCCATTGTCTTGTATTTGGACATACAACCCTCAAATTTCACCTCAGGATGTTCTTCTGAACCAAACTCCTCAAGACGACTCCAATACTTGTAATAAGAGTTAAAACCGTGTAAACACTCATTCATTCTTTCCTTCATACCAGGAAATTGTTTTCTCATTTCTGAATGTTGTGAACAACGAGTTAAATATTTGCCACGTGACTCACTCTTTTTTGGCTTCAAAACAAACATATCTTCTGACATACTTCTATTTGCCACTTTCTTTTGACATATTGCGTATGCTTGTTCTCTTGTATATTCGTTGGATATTGCTTTGATACATCTTGGCAAGAATTCATCCGTTCTTTCTCCTTTTTCTGGTGTTGGAATTGGCATATTAATATTGAAGGGTTAATAAATATAATGTGTGATTTACACTACCCAAAATTTCATCTCTCATGTTTAATAAGTCGGTGTCTTTTATAGGGTCTAAGGCTTTTGTTAATTGATATAAGAAGTCTTTGAATTGAGATAAATAGATTTTAATATCCAATGTTCTTGGACAATCGAACTCTATTGAAAATGTAGGACCAAAATCAGGTCTACCGTATTCTGGTTTACCAATCATAGTTTCAACGAAGTTATCAATTTTGTCACCTAACAAGTCGTACAACTCACCTAATGCACGATGTTGTGCATCACCCATCGTTACCCAATGGTTGAATCTAATCTGTGCTTGACAGTGAACAAAATGTAATATTATTTCTTCTTTCATAATTAAATTGATTTACCGTATTTCAACTCTTTGTTTTCTTTATACAAATCATCCATCTTTGTTTCCAAATGTTGGATTTTTATATTCAATGATTCAATTTCTTTTTTAAGGTCTTGAATAATTTCTTGATATAAATTAATACTCAACTCCAAGTTTTTCAATACCTGATTGTCAGTATCTGCGTTTACCTTTCTACGACCTACAAAGAATGATGCGGTTGCCGTCAACAGATTTGATATCAATAACAATAATTCGTTACTCATTAATAAAGTCCTCCACTAACACAAGCAAACTCAGGTCCACTGTAAAAACCTATACCTGAGCGTTGCCATCCGTTTATCATTGAATAGTTATCCCCATGTCCATTTGGTAAATGAATATTCATATTATAATTTTTTGTCAAATGAGGGAACAACCCTTGTGAACTTGTATAGTTGAAACATAAAGGATAAAATTGTGAATTAAAAATAATCTCCTGTCTCATTCTTTCTTGGAAGAATTGAGATGTAGAATCCGCCTTAGTTTGCATGAATTCCATTTCAGAAATTGTAACAGTTTTTTCTGAACCGTTCACAATCCCATTATTTTTAATTCTCATAAAAATACTAGGGAGTGCTAGTTTGTAAGAATCCCATATGAGTAACGGTTTGCAAAAATAATTTAAGAAATTAAAATTTGTTGTATAACCAGTTATAGAACCATCTTGTATTTGTTGTAATAACTGAACGTAGTATGGTCTGCCTATGATATATTCCAGCGTTAATTGTTGGCTCAACGAAACGAACGGTAAAAGAACACTGGAAGTTACGTTGGGGTCAATATCCGTAAACGATTTCAAAACGTTTTCCGATATCATCAATATATTTTGGGGCACAATTGCTTGAGACATAATTATAAAATTGTTTCGTTTGTTTTATCTGTAACATCTTTATTTACGTTCACTGTTTCAACAGGTGCTGCATCAGGAATGGTAACCATTCTAAATGGAACAATTTCTAATTCAGTTGGAACTTTATCACGAAGAGTTAATAATTTTTCAAATACTTTTTTCATTTCATTGGCAATCGGAGCAACAACTAAGTGGTCGAAGTGGTCTTGTTTTTCTAAGAAGTCACTCGTACCTAACGCACCTGGTGTCATAATACCAATCAATTCAGGATTGATTTGATGTGATGATAATATTGCTTGTTGAACTGCTGAATTCATTTCAATCCACATCTTATCAGAACCATTTGGTTGAATGGTTGTAATCTCAGGTGCTTCTTCTTTTGAATTTGCGAACGTCAATAACAATTTTCCTGGATTGTTTGATGAAGAATATTTCGCAGATAAAGTATTGAATATTTGCTCACGTTCCTCAGGACCAGGGATACCTGAATTCAGCGATACAAATAATGATGGATTCAAACCGTTAATGATGTTTGAGTGCCACCAGTTGTACACCTCAACTTCTGTCGCAATTGCTGTTGCAGAATTCCAATATGAAGGCATTGAATAATATTCTTGACCTGGCGTGTGAGGAACATACATAAAAACTTGTGATGGTTCATCTGATGTTACATTAAATGATGGCAATTTTCTTGGTGGGAATTTTCTATACAAAGCCCAATCAGCACAATAATAATAATTGTTTACATGGTCATTGATGTCACTTCTCTCGGCTCTTAACTTTGATGTGTCCATTGAATAGATTTCAAAGCCTTGGTCTCTATCTCTACGCCAAACAATATTTAATGCGAATTGACCGTATAAAATAAAATCTAAACACGCCTTATTCCATATATCATAAATGCTATCTCCGAGTGAGTTAGCCATTTGTAATCTTCCATTGTCACCATCCTTAATTAATAAATCCTCACCTCTAACACCTAAATGTTTCGAACGAACACAAGTTCCATGTGTTGGTGATGATTGATATAAACGAATTAATTCTTGAGGTGCTAAGTTTGCGATACCCCAAAATACCCATGGCGTTCTGTGATTAAGTCCTGTCTGTTCTTCAATGATTGGAACACGAGCAACTTGAAACTCATGAACGAATATATTATTTTTTTGTTCTTCCATATTATTAAATATAAGTTTTTTGTTTCTCAATCATAGACTTACGGTGTGATTTCTCCTGGTGCAAAAATATAGTTTGAATTAAATTCATCGTTGGAGATATACTCAACGAAATAATCATTGGATGTTGTTGCAGATTGTGCCACCAATAATGACGTTCCTGTTTCAATCAATCCCTGTGATAAGGCTGGATTAAGATTACCATAATTACCTACTCCGTTCTGATAAATGCCATATTGGTACTGACCCTCATACGGGAATTGTATTTGACCAAATCCTTTACCTTCAACAAAAATAAATTCATCGTATCTCACTTTATGTGATGAGATATCAGTTGGAATAAATCTTACTTGTTGTTTTGAGAAGATATGAGTAAAAGAAAATAACCACTCAGGATTTGGAATTGTTGCGTTCTGTGAAACAGTTACAACCATTGTATTAACCTGATTTGTTTTAAGTAGTATCATAGTAATAAATATAACATTGGGGGAACATTACATTCCCCCATGTTAAAATTTGTGAATAGATTATTGAACCGCGATACCAGTTGCAACTGAACTTAAAGTTCCGCCTAACTGATTCATAGGATTTGGTTCTAATGCTTGTAGAGTGATGTTGTAGCCGTTTGCATCTCCGAGCGCCTTTCCTGTCTGAGATGTTCCTGCTGAAACAAACATTCCATAAGTTTCACCTAAGTAAAAAGAATCACCGTTGTTGTCAACGATTACTACAGCCAATCTTGGAGATTGAGCCAAAGTTTTTAAGATGTTTCTTTTATCTTGAGATAACTTAGCAAAGTATGTAACCAATTCTTGTGTGTAGAAAACAGTACCGTTCTCTAAACTCGCATTTACAGTTTCAGTATATTGAGATGAAGTTCTAATTAATTGAAATTCATAAAATGTACCTGAGCCAGAAATTTGAGTGATTGTATCACCTGTATTTTTTGTGATTGAAGCGATGTTAGTGAAGTCTGTGATATACGCTGTGGCAACACCACCGACGTTATCGCGACAACTTAACTGAATGCCGCTTACTAAATTACAAGACATATTATATTGATTTATTGTTTTAGTTTATTTTGTTAAAAGGTGGGGCTTTCGCCCCGACCTTTATATTTTTTGTATCAATTAAGATAAACCATTACTTACAAAGAATTCAGGGAACGCTAATTGTGTTCCAATTTTCCATGAAACCATGATTCTTACTTCTTGGACAAGTATAGAGTCTTTACTCTACCTTTTTGTTATCGTTGTTTTTTTAATTTCAACTTCACCACTTTCATTGTTAACTTATATGTGGTGTTCAGACTATATCATCACCTTTTTATCGGTGTCGGATGCTCGTGTCAGTTTCATCGGTGTTCTACCTGTATACTGTTAGTCGTTGAACCTTCCTGATATCCCTATCAGGCTCGGCTGCTGATTGTCTTGTTAAAGAGTTTCCAGCAATTCTTCCGATTTTACAAGACCTCCAAGTTGTAACTTCTTGATTGTTAAGTCTTGTGACCACCATGCTCTGAATGAATCTTCATCAGATGCTAAGTCAACACCTGCTAAGAAGTATTGTTGTGGTCCTAATACGATTAAGTTTGAACCTGCTAAACCTGGAACACCTACAACTCTAAAGTTAGTTTGTGGATGGTAAACAGAATAAACTGAACCTAATTTATTTTCACTTGAATCAATATAGAAATTGTTCACGTTACGTATTGCAGTAATATAACATTTGAACTGCGCTTGACTCATAAATATGATGATGTCATCGCGGTCATAAATGTCTCTTGACATTGCGTTGATTAAGTTATCAATTTGTGCAAGAACGTTGTTTGCTTTTTCTTGTGCTGTAGAACCAGTCACAGAACATAATGCAGTCTGACCTGTTAAAGTTAAAACACCATTTGGAGTTGCTCCTGTAGTGATTGCTGAAAAAGGAATTGTGTTTGCATTATTAACAATCAATTGTTTGTAACCTGAGAATGTGTTAACTGAAGATGCAGTTGTTGCATTCCATAACAAATCTTCGTTGTATCTTTTGATTTGCTTAGTTTGTAGGTCTATGATAGCCTGTTCAACAATTTGTTTTTATCTACCAAGGCTCTTTATCCTTGATTTCACTACCTTCATTTATTCGTAGTGTTCAGACTATATCATCACCGTTTTATTGGTGTCGGGCGCTCGTGTCAGGATTATTGTTTGTGATACTCACCTGTTAGTCGTTGGACCTTCTTCCTACTTAATTCACTTTGGAAGATTGGATGCTGATTGTCCTCTCGGATTTTCCAGCAATTCACCCGATTTTAACTCCGCTTAATGAACCATCAACGGAGCGTTCTCATTGTAAGAACCTGCGTTTAGGTATTGACCTAACCACAATGTGTTTAATTGTTGTAAACAAAGTGATTGGTTCACCTTGAATGATTGTACTGTTACTGGAGCAACAGTGAATGTAGTTTGACCTGATTGAGACCAACCACAGTTGATACCTGTTTGTGGAACTAATGTCTCTGACAATAAGTTCACGTTTTGTGTTCCTTTAATACCAGGAATCACGTTAACATATTCCATAGTAACTGGAGTCAATACTGCTTCACTAACGATGTCTGAATTCAAAGCATCTGTGTAACTTGCAAGACCGCCTAAGTCATATGAAAAATTAAGACTCTTAAGATTTTTTTTCATCTTGTTTAATTTTTGTTTTATTAGTTTGAGAGAGTTTCTCTTAATTTCTTCCATCCTTCCAATCTTGGATTAGATGAAGAAAACTCTTGGTTTATTTGATTTTTAGTTACTCTTGAACCTGCTGGTTCTTTAGAGAACTTTTGGAATTTACTATCAAGTAATTCCTGTTTTGCTGATAATGAATCAATTTTTGTTTCCAATCTTTTCATAGCCGATGCAAACGCTTCGATGAATCCTGACATATCATCTGATTCTTCTTCAACGTTTTCTCTTTCAACGATTTTACCGTCTTTTACCATTACTCTAATCTTTGTTTCTTCACCTTCTTCATCCTTCAACTCAACTTGATGTTCGCCATCTGGTGCTGGACTCATTGAACCGTCTTCAGCAACAACATCAATCTTCTCACCAACATCAAATGTTGGAGATTCTAATTTAATGTCCCCTGATTTTGCTTCAACAAATTTACCACCTCTTGCTTCTTCTGCTGCTTTAGATTGCATTCCTTTGATTTCTCCACCTACGATTTGCATAACCTTTCCGTCTGCTGTTTCGTAAGCACCATCAGCGATTGCAGATAATGTTCCGTCATATCCAACCTTTTTGATTTTAGTGCCAGTCTCAGGAGTATCACCCCCAATTCTAAGAACACCACCATCTTTAAGTTTGATATCACCATCTTCCATCTCAACTTCCATTTCTTCTGATTCTGCCATCATCTCTGGTTTGTTTGCGGTTGCCTTCTTTTGCTCTTTTTCTTTCTTCGCATCGTCTGTCTCTTCACCGTAGTTTAAGTCAGTCATTTTGATTTTAGAAACTTTGCCCATTTCGTCAACTTCAACTTCAGAACCATCTTCCATTTTGTGAGTTCCTGCTGGTGCTGGAATCATCCCTTCATCCGTAGCAACATATAATGTCTTTCCTACTTGCATTGAATCTCCCTCCATTTTCACATTGATGCCTTGGTCGGTCTTTGCGTCATAGAACTTGTTCTCTGTAATATTAAGAATTGACATTATTTTTTTTAATGCTTCTTTACTGTTCATCTGTAATTGATTTAAGTATTTTTCTTATTTGGTTTATTTTTTTATCCTCTTTTGAGAAGATAGATTTCTCTGCGAACAGACCCTCAACTGAGAATCCTGTTAGAGATTTATCTTTAATCATCTTCCATACTTTTTCATCTTCTACCTTCATCGAAACAAACCATGTTCCTTTTGGTAAAGAGAATCCGTATTGATGAGATTTATCGTATATTGGGTCATCACTCACCCATGATTCGGCTATGTATACCTTATCACTTCCAAGTTTTTTACCGTTGTGTTCTATTGATGTTTCATCGGTACGACCTTGTTGCATGAATTTGTCAGCCATCTTTTTGATTGATGCTGCACTGAAGAAAACATAATATAAGTTTCCTAACTCATCGTATCTGTGAATCATTTTGTTTGGAACCATCGCTGCTCCCACTACAATCTTTTTGTCTTCATCAAATCCGAATTGCATATGTGTCTTACCGAAACTCATTTTTTCTTTTTCAAGTTGTTTAAGTTTTCTCTCTGAGTATGTGAGACCTGCTTCACCCCCCCAGCTGTCAAACATTAATTTTCCGCACCCGTCCTCATAAGTCTTTGATGATTGTAAATCGACCTTATGTCTTGAAAGATAGGAATACATTCTTTTAAGTGTATCCACTGAAATAGGTTCTCCTTTCGCAAGTTGTGATGCTCTTGTTTTTCCTACCTGAGTTCCACAAGAACCCCATCCATTTTTCTCCGCCCAATCCACAGCACGTTTTGCTGCGTTCTTAACTCCTTCAGGATAATCAGAAATTGATTCTGCGAAATCATCCTGTGTCATTTTAATTGGAACACAATTTGGTGAACCATCATCCTTCAGACCTATTGGCTCATACCCATCCCAACATGGATTTGGTTCTATATCTAATTTTTCTTCCTTGAATTTGTTTGAAAATATATTTGGACCAGTTCTCGGCATTCCTGGCTTCCACGATTGTGGACCAGGGTTTGCTTTCGTTTTATCGTTTCTTGTATCAGGTTGTAATCCTGTTGATTGTGATGAAGGACCTTGTTCTAATCCTTTTGTAGATGAACCTGAGTTTCTAATTTGTCCTGTTGGTGCATACCATAGTTTAACCCATGTATGACGACAGTTATAAGAACCTCTCCATAAAAATATATTGTAAGAACCAAATTCTTCGTTGGCTACGTTGTCTGTTAAATTGTCAATATCCTCTTGTCTATACACTCTATTCTTTGATAACATCTCAGCACAGAATTGTCTGTTCTTCTCATCTCTTGGTCCAACATATTTGAATCTGATTCTATATTTGTCGTTATCAAGGAATGACGTATCATTCGGTGATGAGAAACGTTCTTGAGCCATCTTGTGCACCATTTGTGGGGTGATTTTTTCCATCTTAATTATCTCCCAACCCTCATCTATCAAAAACGAATAAGGCTCTCCCAATTCGTCTAATTTTGGGTTGTGAGAACAGAAGTCACTCTCAACAATTCTGTATGGTGAAAATTCTTCATCACCTTCTAACTTTTGTGAATTAAATGCCATCCATTCTTCATCATGTGCGGGTTTTGATACCAATGAAATTGCTTCGATTCCTGCCTCCTGATAATCGTCATCAATGAATAACTCTATAATACGGGTATTGTCCATTACTATTAAATATTACTTTTCTTAATTTATACCACTTTTTAGATAAGTGAACGGGATTTAATTACTCTATCAAATTGTTGTTGAGTTGAGATATCCCCTGCTGTTACATAAGTTCTAATTGGTGTGTCACCAAATGTTTGTTGTATTGCATTTACAAGTGTTTCTGTATTATCTTGTTGAGGTCTATTCTTGTTTGATACCATTCCTCCTACTGCGAATTGTGGTAGGTTTGCAGAGTCATTAATCGATTGTAATAACGGTTGGAACATTCTCGTACTTCTTGAATTAACAACGAATTCCCCATCCGATAACATCGCAGGGATTGAGTCTGTAAACATTCCACCTCCTCCACGAACAAGACCTCCTTGTGCTCTACCAATAGGAGATGGTGCAGTCGCAGATACGTTAACCAATGGTCTTTCACCTGGTGTTCCTGGTGTTGTTTGAGTTGCGTTTCCACCAGGGTTTGATGGTGCGTTTGGAACCTGAACCGCAACAATCTTTTTAACCGTTGCAATACCTGACGCTACCGCTGCAGCCGCAGCAATCGCACCCAATGCAGGACCAATAACAGGAATACCTGATAATGATTTGTATGCCGCAACTGCGGATTGATACGTATCAATTGTTGCCTTAGCAATCGCAAATGATTTACCTGCGATTGTATCCTGTCCAACAATGGTTGATAACTGACCTAACGCATCTCCAATAAGTTTTGTTTTTTCTTGGTTCGATGCTACCTCTTGTCTTCCAATTTCTCTTCTTGCTAATGCAAGTTGTTTGTCACGTGCGTTGTATTGTTCTTTGGTAATTGTACCTTTGTCCAATGCGTTTTTAAGGTCAGTCTGATTCTTTTCTAACGCCTGTCTTTGGTCTTCATAATATTGTGAATCGAATCTTTTGAAATCATCATAGTTTGTTTCAATGGTTGCTTTTTGATTTGAATATGATGTATCTAATAACGCTAATAAGTTATCTTGATAACTTTTCTGTAATTGAAATCTTTCTGCGGGGTTTTCAACATTAACTAATTGTGCTTGTAACGCTGCTGTGATTCTAATTTGTTCGTCAGCATTACCTTGCGTTTGGTCTAAAAGAAGTTGTAAATCTTTAACCCTTCTTTCATTGATTGCTTTCTGACCATCTTCAACAATCTTAACATACTTTAATCTAATTAATTCTTTCTCTTCTTCAGTTCCTGTGAAATTTTTTAATTCGTCTTGGTATGCTTGCTCAGTATAAATCCTTAAATCATTGACACTATTTTTTGATTTAGCAACCCTTGCAACTTCAAGGTCAATAATTGCAGTATCTTTTTCTTGTTGTCTTTTTACATCTTTCTCATCATAATCCTGATTAATCTTACTGACAATAGCATTATACGCTGTGGTAATTTCAACGGTACTCTTCTTGTTCTTTATTAATTCAGCCTCTAATGCCGTGAATTGTTCTTTTGCTTTTTGTAACTCAGTTTGTCTTGTCTTTTCTGTTGCTTCATAGCCTTGGTCGACATACTGTTTTATCTTTCCTTGTAAGTCTTTCTCGATTTGTTCTCTGTCTGCTGCGTCTTTTTTTCTGTTGTTGTTCGCAGTTTCATTTCTTTTCTTTGTAGCCTCTTGAGCCTCAATTTCACCTTCGAGTGTAAGTTTCTGTAACGCAATTTGATTAGCGTATAATCTATCGTTAGCCGCATTTTTTGCTTTAACTAAATCTTCAGTCGCTTGTGCTTGTTGGTCTTTTGACAATAACGCAATATCAATCGCTCTCTTTTCAAACTCTCCCCTTGCACCCAATGCTTTCTTATCTACTTCAATTTGGTCTTTGAGAGATTGAAGTCTTATTTTTTGTAATTCATCCGCAGATTTTCCTGCCTTCTTCGCTTCAAGTAATTGTATATCACCCTTGTCTTTGATTGCTTGGATTGTGTCACCAAGTATTCTCTGAGTTTGTTGTAGTGTGTTGTTGAATTTTTTCTGTGCTGCTTCTGCATCATTTGTTGATGACGCGAATTCCATTAATTTGGTAACAGCGAATCCAAGAGCAACCACGATTGCTCCAATACCTGTTGCAGTTAAAGCCGCAGCGAAGGCTCTCGCTCCTGTAGCAGCAACCCCTTCAGCAACTCCAATTGCTCTAAATGAACTCGCTAACGCGTTATTTAAGACTGTATAAATCTTTGTTATACCTGTTGCTTTACCAAGTGAAAGAGCAATATCTCTGAAATCGTCTAAGGTTTCTTTTAATTGGAATTTTAAGTCACTTAATTTGAAACCACTAAATGTCTTGAATAAACCGATTACTCCGTTTACCTTACTGGCAATATCACCAATGGGACCTGGTATAAGTTGTAATGATGTAAATAAATCGCCTGCACGTGCTTTAGTTTTCGCTAAACCATCTTCTAACTCACCGACTTTTGATGCTACAATCTCGAACTCCTTTGCTGATAAATTACCCTTCGCTAATTCTGCTTTGAGTATTTTAATCTGTTGGGTGAGTTTCATGGTCTCCGCACCCGCAAGTTCTACCGACTCTTTGTCTATATCAAATTTTAATTCAATCTTTTTACTTGCCATTATTCATAGGTTTCTTTAAGAATGAAATCATTTCAATGTTTTGAACTACACTTGGTAATCCATCACGAACTTGATTCATTATATCATTTATTCTGTTGGGGTCAGAAACTTCTTTTGTAAGTTCCTCTCCATTATAAAATATCTTTATTTCCATAGTCTAATTATTTTAACAACTTCCAAGTAATGTTGCAAAGCCTGGTCCTGTTGGTGCACTTCCACTCGTACAGATGTTTAACACATCACCTGGTTGTCTATTAGGATATGTTGTTGGTGTTGTCTGACCACATAACGTTGCAGTTACAGTTCCAAAACCTGTAACGTTGAATCTATACTGAGTACACGTACTTCTTGTCTTAGTTGGTGTTTGCGTTAATGTTGGAGTTTGTGTTGCTGTCCCCGTTGGAGTATTGGTATTTGTAGGTGTAATACTTGGTGTATTTGTTGGAGTTCTCGTTAATGTTGGTGTTGGTGTAGGTGTTATGAATGCTGCAGGTGAGAAATAAATTTCTATTGAATCACTTGAAGATAAGTTTCTAAGTTGTGCATCTAATCCATAAGGACTACTACCAACTGGTGGATAGTTGTCAACTATTGTTACACCATTCTTTCTGATGGTCATAAATCCTTGTGTTCCTGTAAAGTATAATAAGAATCCACCTGATGGACCTGTTGCTGTATGTGTTCCCAATCCTGTCTGTCCTGATGATACAGGATAAGACATTGTAAATGATTCACCAACGAATGATGAAGTTAAATCTGTTACA